CAACAACGAGCAGATGCTGGAGATGAATCAGCTAAAGCCGAAATAAAACGCAACAAAGAAATTATTGAATTCGCTTTTGCTAAAGGTGGCCAACATATGGCCGACGATGCTTCGCAATTTTTAGCAGGAGCAGTAAACAGTCCAGGCTATCAAAGATTCCAACGCGGATTGCCAAAAGCCGCTGAATCGATAACCAAAGGTGTTAAAGACGCTGGTGTAATACAAAAACAAATGGTTGAAGGAGCCAAAGATACAGCTGGCGAACAATCGATGTTAGGTACTGTTGGTAATTTTAGTAAAACTTATGGCGACATGCATGAATATGCTAAAATGGCTTCTGGCACAATTAAAGATGCTACCAAGTCGCAAGAAACTATAACAGCACAACAACAAGATCAAATAGATGCTGTTGATAGCCAAACAGGAAGTCAAGTTAAGCTAAGACAAAATCAAAGAGATACCACACAGTCGTTAGACAAATTAACAAATCTAGGTGTAAAACCAGTTACTGCCGTATTCAAAGCTCTTACTTCTGTAGCACAACAAATCGTAGGTACTGCTGGTCAAGTAGCTGGCAAAGAAGGACAAGTAGGCGGAGGTAGTACATTATTACAAAAAGCTGTAGGTGGCGGCGCCCCGGCTAGTTCTGTTACGGTAGAAGCTGCTCCTTCGGGTCCTTCTTTGCCAGCAGCAGCTCCTTCGACAGCTCCTTCAGCTCCTGTATCAGCTCCCAGTCCGGCAGGTGCCGCAACACCCGGAGCGTCAACAGCTCCTTCGATAATTGAAAAAGCTAAAGATATAATATCTGGAGCCGCAGGTGCTGGAGCTTCGGCAGCAGGCGGTGTAGTTAGTGCCGCCGGCGGCACACTAGTAGCAGGTATGGATGCCGTTAAGCAAATGATTATTAAGCATGAAGGCTTAAAAACTAGACCATATCAAGATTCACTGGGACTATGGACTGTAGGGGTAGGCCACTTAATTGGCAATGGTAAATCTTTACCGTCTGATATGAATCGCGAATTTAGCCAAAAAGAAGTTATGGATATGTTTGAGCAAGACTTTGCTAAACATTATTCGATAGCACAAAGAACTCCAGGATGGGATAAAGCTAATGAAGCTGGTAAAGGTGCCATGATTGATTTGGCATTTAATATGGGCCAGTGGTGGAATAAATTTCCAAATACAGCTAAGGCTCTTGCCGCCGGCGACTTTGCCGGAGCGGCCGCAGGATTAAGAGATAGCAAATGGTTTCAACAAGTAGGTAATCGCGGCAAAGAAGTAGCATCGCTAATGGCTCAAGCTGGATCCGGCGGTGGCAAAATGCAATCAGCCGCAAATGGCGGTATTTTAAGCGGTCCTAAAGGCGGTTATGCTGCTATGTTACATGGTAACGAAGCGGTAGTTCCATTACCAGACGGCAGAACGATACCGATACAAAATATAGGAGCAGACGATAATTCTTTTGAAATTAATAAGCTCACAACTATGAAGATAGCCAAATTAGAACAGCTTATAAACGGCATGCAAAAGCATAGTGATACATCACGTAAGATATTACAGCGACAAAGCTAAACAACTAAATATAAAACTATGGCAATTAATGACGGCAAAAACGGGCGTAACTACTATGTCTACCAATATTTGACTAAGGATAACGTTCCTTATTATATTGGTAAAGGTAAAAACAACCGTATTAACAGCAAACATAAAATAGTGTTACCACCGTTAGACCGTAGAGTTATTATTAAAGATAATTTAACAAACGAAGAAGCTAAAGAATTTGAAAAAGAATTAATTACAAAGCACGGCCGCAAAATTGACGGCGGTATTTTAGATAATGTTAAAATTAATCAGTGGGCTTGTTTTGCTGGTTGGAAGCATAGCGAAGAAGCTAAACAAGCAATAAGCAATAAAAATAGAGGCAAGATTCGCACCGAAGAACAACGCAAAAATTATAAAGGCACTACAAGTAAAGAAGTAGCAGATAAAATTGCCAAAACTCTTACAGGGCACGTTGTGCTTCAAAAAACTCGAGATAAAATAGCAACATCCTTGACTGGTAGCAAGTTAAGCAAACAAACAATAGAAAAAAGAACAGCCTCATTCAATGCTACCATAGAAAAACGACGCAAAGCAGAAGAACAAGATCCAACGCTTGCTACTGATAGACGAGAGAAAAAGAAAAAAGCTGCAAGCGGAAAAAATAATGGTATGTATGGTAAAAAACTAAGTTCTGAAACTATTGCTAAAAGACAAGCATCGTATAGAAAAACAATAGAAGCTCGTAGAGCTTCTAAACTAAAGGTAACAAATAATGGCAACTAACGGTAATAGCCGCCAGGGCTGGCGTAAGTATTTCAAAATCGCAGACACAAACCAACTAGGGCAATTAAGTCCAATTTCTGGTAAAAACAATTTTGGGCTTCCTGGATACAATCGTCCTGGTTCTGATTTTGAAAGTGGCACAAGAAATGAATTTGCGTTTCGTAATTACGCAAGCCGTCTTCCTGAAGTTTATTCAGGACATCCTAATCGTTTAGAGCGTTACAATCAATATGAAAATATGGACTGTGATTCTGAAGTAAACGCTTGCTTAGATATTATTGCTGAATTTAGTACACAAGCAAACTTAGATAACAGTACACCTTTTGATATTGATTTTACAGATCAGCCAACTGATCATGAAATTGAAATTATTAAAAAACAATTAATACAATGGACTAAACTTAATAAATTAGATCAGCGTATTTTTAAATTATTCCGTAATACTATTAAGTATGGCGATCAAGTATTTGTTCGCGATCCAGAAACATTTGAAATGTACTGGATTGATATGATTAAAGTAGCTCGTATTATTGTTAACGAGTCAGAAGGCAAACGCCCTGAACAATATATTATTCGTGACATTAATCCTAATTTTCAAAATATGTCTATGGCGTCTAAAACAACGTCAGACTATTATGTGAGCCGTTCAACTGGATCTGTTACTACTGGTAATAACTATAACGCTCCAAACGGAGGTGGCGGTGGTGGCGGTGGCGGCACTGGGCGCTTTACTCAAGCTATGAATGAATCATGTATCGACGCCAAACACGTTGTACATTTAAGTTTAAATGAAGGTTTAGATTACTTTTGGCCATTCGGACAAAGTATTTTAGAAAACATTTATAAAGTTTACAAACAAAAAGAATTATTAGAAGATTCTGTACTCATTTATCGTGTACAAAGAGCTCCAGAACGACGTTTATTTAAAATCGATGTAGGTAATATGCCAAGTCATATGGCTATGGCCTTTGTTGAGCGTGTTAAAAATGAGATGCATCAGCGCAGAATTCCTACTGTAACGGGCGGCGGCGCTAACATGATGGACGCATCCTATAATCCATTAAGTGTTAACGAAGATTACTTCTTCCCACAAACAAGTGAAGGCCGTGGTAGCTCTGTTGAAGTGCTTCCAGGCGGTCAAAACCTTGGCGAAATTGACGATTTAAAATATTTTAATAACAAAATGGCCCGCGGATTGCGTGTGCCAAGTAGCTATTTGCCAACAGGACCAGACGATTCTGGAGCCGCAATGAATGATGGTAAAGTAGGCACAGCATTAATCCAAGAATTCCGCTTTAACAAGTACTGTGAACGCTTACAAAAGCTGATTATGCAGAAGTTAGATGACGAATTTAAGCTATTTTTACGCTGGAGAGGCTTTAGTATTGACAGTGGAATCTTTAATATTCGTTTAACAGAACCACAAAATTTTGCTAGCTATCGTCAATCAGAATTAGACACAGCTCGTGTAGCAACCTTTACAGCTATTGAGCCATTACCATATATGAGTAAACGCTTTTTACTTAAACGCTACTTAGGGTTAACTGATGAAGAAGTACTTGAAAATGAAACATTGTGGAAAGAAGAACGCGATTTAGCATCTCTTAATAATACATCAGGTCAAGATTTACGCTCTGTTGGTGTAACTCCAGCTGGCATGGATGCTGATATTGAAACTGGCCAAGAAATAGCAGATTCTGGATTAGGAACCGCAGAAGCTGATGGCGGAGCAGGTGCTGGCCCAATGCCTACAACAGTTCCTGGCGGGTCGGCAGGTAGCCCAGCCGCTGGTGGCGCTGGCGCTTAATCCTAACCAAGTCAGCTAAATACTATACTATGATTTTAAATGAAATTTACGAGAAAAGTCCTGAGCCATATCAGGATTTATCCAATGACAACACCCAACCTCAAATGGGTCAGTTGCGTAAAACTCGTCTTACTTTAAAACAAATTCGCAAGTTACGCCAAATGAACGAGCTTCGTGAAATAGAATTTAAAGATAAATTAAAATATATTCAAATGCAGTATGCGCCGGCCCCTGAGCCAGCAATGTAATAAAAATTACATAAAATACCCATATTTCTCCCCATAATACACTAATATTAATCTTCTTTAGTAAATAAATTTACGAGCCATTCTAAAGGAGAATTAAATGACATCGAAATTTGAACAGTTAATTGAATATGTAATTAACGATGAAGAGGCGAAAGCCAAAGAATTATTCCATGATATCGTAGTTGAGAAATCACGCGAAATCTATGAGAATTTAATGAACGAAGAGTCTGATGCTGAAGAAGACGATCACGCTGAAAAAGCAGGTAAAAAAGTTGCTAAAGACATCGAGTATGATGACAAGAAAGATCGTGCTGACGAAGGTATGGAAGAAGAAGAAGAGTCTATTGAAGAAGATATGGGCGAAACTTCCGGGTCAGCTAGCCAAGATTTAATGCGCGAAGTTGAAACAGAAGAAGAAGGAATGCAAGAAGGCGAAGAAGAGTCTACAGCAGAATTCGACGACGAAGCAGAAGAAGATGGCGAAGATTTAACACACGATATCGAAGCTGGACATGATGGCGAAGAAGATATCGAAGATCGCGTTGTTGATTTAGAAGATAAATTAGACGAATTAATGGCTGAATTTGAAGCTCTTATGGGCGACGAAGCAGAAGTTGATGGCGACGAAGATGGTTTCGATATGGAGCCAGTTGACGGTGAAGTAGGCGGCGACGCTTATATGGATGATGATACATCTGAATTCCAAGATGTGCCGATGAGCGAAAATATTAGCTTACAAGCAGCTCCAAAACCAGAAACAACAGAGCCAAGTTTTGTAAACAAGCGTTCAACAACAGCTTTCAATTCTGGCGCAGCCGGAATGCAAGGTGCTCCAGTACGCAATGTAGCTGCCGAAGCTAATCCAGATGGCACATCCGCTTACAAAGCTCCAACAAGTTATGCTGACAAAGGTCGTGGCGATCTTCCAGGCGCAAACAAGTTTAAAAACGTCCCAGCAAAAGACGGTAGCAAGCAAGAACCAGCAACTAAGCCACATTTGGCCCAAGCAACTGGTGTTAACACACGCACACCTTTTCCAAAAGGTTAATCCATAGATATGGCTCGCAACACTTATCTCAAGGAACATCTTAGCTTTACTCAGGCTCGAGTAGTATTAGAGTCTGAGGAAGCTGCGGATGGATCCGGCAAGACTCTTTATATGAAGGGTATTTGCATCGAGGGTGGCGTTAGAAACGCTAACGAGCGTGTATATCCGGTACATGAAATTGCTAAAGCAGTAGGCACTATCAACGAACAAATCAAAACAGGTCATTCTGTATTAGGTGAAGTAGACCATCCAGATGATTTGAAAATTAATTTAGATCGCGTTTCACATATGATTGAAAATATGTGGATGGATGGTCCTTGCGGTTATGGCAAGTTAAAGATATTACCTACACCAATGGGTCAACTAGTTAAGACTATGTTAGACAGCGGTGTGAAACTAGGTGTTAGTAGTCGTGGATCAGGAAATGTAAACGACGCTAATGGACACGTCAGTGACTTTGAAATAGTTACTGTTGATGTAGTTGCTCAGCCAAGTGCTCCAAATGCTTACCCAACAGCAATTTACGAAGGTTTGTTAAATCATGCCGGCGGACAACGCTTATTGGATATGTATAAGGATCCAGCTAAGAGCAATAAAGCACAAAGATACGTACAAAGCGAAGTAATTCGTTTAATACGTAGTCTTAAGATTGAAGGGAAATAAAATGCTAGACGCACTAAAGCCGTTATTAGATAGTGAGCTGGTTACCGAGGACGCAAAGCAAGAAATCAATGAAGCATGGGAAGCCAAGTTAATTGAAGCCAAGGAAGCCGCACGTGCAGAACTCCGCGAAGAGTTTGCACAACGCTATGAGCATGACAAAACAGTGATGGTCGAAGCCCTTGATCGCATGGTATCAGAAAGTCTTATCGCCGAAGTTCAACAAATCAAAGCTGAAAAAGCTGCGCTTGCTGAAGATCGCGTTAAATTCCAACGCAAAATTAAAGAAGACACACAGAAGTTTAATAGCTTCATGGTTTCTAAATTAGCAGAAGAAATTGGCGAATTGCGTAAAGACCGCAAAACACATAACGAAGGCCTCCAGAAATTGGAAGGTTTCATCGTTCATGCGTTAGCTCGTGAAATCCAAGAATTTGCCGCTGACAAGCGTGATGTAGTTGAAACTAAAGTTCGTTTAGTTACAAATGCTCGCCAACAGTTAGAAGGCTTAAAAGCACGATTTGTAAAAGAATCTGCTGACAAGATGACACGTGCTGTTACTAAGCATCTCAAGGCTGAACTCAGTCAATTGAAAGAAGATATCCAAGTTGCTCGCGAGAACAATTTTGGACGTCGTATTTTTGAAGCATATAGTGCAGAATTTGGCGCAACTCATTTAAATGAGAAAGCGGAAGTTCGTCAGTTACATGACATTATTGCTCAGAAAGATCAGAAGATTGCTGAAGCCATCAAATTCGCTAAGAAGGCAACTGTCTTAGTTGAATCCAAGGAACGTGAAGTACGCATCCTTAAAGAGTCCAATGAGCGTTCACGCACAATGGATGAATTGTTATCTCCTCTTAACGAAGAGAAAGCAGAAGTAATGCGTAATTTACTCGAAAGCGTTCAAACACCTCGTTTGAAAAACGCATTCGAAAAGTATCTTCCAGCCGTTTTGGAAAATCGTTCAGTAAAAGCTACTAAACCAGTAATTACAGAATCATTATCCGAAGTAACTGGTGATAAATCTGCCCGTAGCCAAGAGCAAGATGAGCAAAGCGAAAGCAATGTCATCGACTTAAAGCGTTTGGCAGGGCTGTAAAAAAGAAATTAGAAAAAGGAGACTTAAATGTCACAAGATTTATTAGAAAGCCGTTGGGGCGAAACCAAAGATGCGTTGCTTGAAGGCTTAGGCGGATCAAAGCGCAATTCAATGGCAGTAATCCTCGAAAATACACGCAAGTATTTGAAAGAGAACGCAACAAGTGGTTCAACAGCTAGTGGTAATATCGCTACTTTGAATCGTGTTATTCTCCCAGTAATCCGTCGTGTAATGCCAACCGTTATCGCTAACGAGTTGGTTGGTGTACAGCCAATGACTGGCCCAGTATCCCAAATCCACACATTACGTGTACGCTATGCTCAGTCATTGACTGATAATAGTTTAGCTGCAACATCTGTAACAGCTGGTCAAGAAGCGTTAAGCCCATTCACCATTGCTACAGCGTACTCTACAGTTCCACAGAACACTACTACTGCTACTGGTTATACTGGTAACAATACAGCGACTATGGAAGGTACAGGCGGTAAGCAGATCAGTATCCAAATCTTGAAACAAGCTGTTGAAGCAAAGACACGCAAGTTACAAGCTCGTTGGACATTTGAATCTGCACAAGATGCTCAAGCTATGCACGGTATTGATGTTGAAGCAGAAATTATGGCTGCTTTAGCTCAAGAAATCACAGCTGAAATCGACCAAGAGATTTTATTATCTTTAAGTTCATTGGCTGCAACTGAGTACACATACAACCAAGCTACTGTATCTGGTACTGCTACATTCGTTGGTGACGAACACGCTGCTTTAGCTGTTCTTATCAATCGTGTTGCTAACTTGATCGCTCAACGCACACGTCGTGGCGCTGGTAACTGGGCTGTTGTTTCTTCAGCTGCTTTAACAGTATTACAATCTGCTACAACATCAGCTTTTGCTCGTACAACAGAAGGTACATTCGAAGCACCTACAAACACTAAGTTTGTTGGTACATTGAACGGTTCTTTACGTGTATTCGTAAACAGCTATGCTCCAGATACACAATCAGTGTTAGTTGGTTACAAAGGTTCTTCAGAGGCTGATGCCGCTGCGTTCTATTGCCCATACATTCCATTGATGAGTTCTGGTGTTGTATTGGATCCAAGTACATTTGAGCCAGTAGTAAGTTTCATGACACGCTACGGATTCGTCGAATTGACTAACACAGCATCGTCTTTCGGTAATGCGGCCGATTATGTTGGAGAGATAGCCGTGCAAAACTTATCATTCTCTTAATCCAGAAAGATATTTTGTACTGCGTTTCAAACGCAAAGCAACAAGCAAGAAAGCTCCGCAAGGAGCTTTTTTGTTGACTAAAATTTATAGCGATGTTGCGGTACAGATAAATATTTGTATGAAAGAACTAAACAAAATAAAACCTTATACCTATGTTGTTAAACACAAATCTACTGGTAAAGCATATTACGGTAGTAGATGTAAAAACTACACTAAACTTAACAGGACTCCGGCTGAAGATTTTTGGAAACACTACACAACAAGTAGTGAAAATATTAACAATATTATAGAACAAGAAGGCAAAGATGCGTTCGATTATGAAATACGCAGAACATTTGATACTGTAGAAGAAATGGCTAACTGGGAAACAAGAGTACTAACTCGTAGCAAAGTATTAGAGCGACAAGACGTATGGATGAACGGCAACGTTGCTGGTAAAAAAATATTAACAGAAGCTGGATCTAAAAAGATTAGTGAAACACACAAAGATAAACCTAAAACTAAAGAACACAAACAAAAGCTAAGAGAAAGCAATATTGGAAAAATAAAGGTCGTAAACAAACCGAAGAACATCGAAAAGCAAACTCCAAAGCAAACAGCGGAGCAAACAACCCGATGTACGGACCATGTACTAAAGAGCGAGCTGAAAACATTAGTAAAGCTAAAAAAGGTAAACCTGCCAAAAATAAAGGTGTACCAATGTTGCAAGAACAAAAAGATGCTATTGCGGCCACCAAAGAGAAAAATAAGGTCATACTAACTTGCGGTTGCGGCAAAACTATGCGCGAAAGCCACTTCAAAATGTACAATCACGGTCCAAACTGTAAACAATTATCGAAATAGGTTGACTTTTTGTTGTATTTGTGCTACAATGTAATATCAATAACAACTTTGGTATCATAATGGCTAAGAAATCAGTAGTTTACGAAAACTTTAATGAGTATGCCGCTAACGATAAAAAATATCTTATGCGAGTGCTCAAAGGCGAACTAAACAAAGCCCAACGTAAAATAATATTTGCTGACGGTTCAAACTACAGCGTAACCCGTGCTGGTAACAGATGGTGGGGCAAATACGGATTTATTCATCGCG